TTGACCGCCCCGTCTCGCTGCCGGGTAAACCTGGGCGCGCAGTCGATGGGAAGAGATTCTTTTTCGACTTTGACGAGTCCGGGCGAGCTTGGTTCAACGAAGAGCATGGCAAAGACTTGCTCCAGGTTTTAAACCAGCAAATTGCGGGTTTGAAGCGCGCGGAAGAACAAGAAATTGTCTTCAATGCTTGTCTGAAAGACGAGCTGCGCTCCAACGCGAAGGTTGCAATTGGAGCTACCCGTGTTTTTGACATCTGTCCGATCAATGCCGTAATGATCGGTCGGAAGTACATTCTTCCAGTTTTGGCTGGTTGGATGACTGCGGGTATTCGGTACGGATACGGGCCCGGAATGGACCCGTTTTCAAGTGACGCGCATAAACTGGCGTCATACTTGCTCGAAGTTGGCGACAAATGCATTGCGGGTGACTACAAGGCGTTTGATGCCAATGCTCATCCTGAGTACTTTGAGCAATTTGCGGAGGATGTGTGTTCGTTGATGAACTACACAGGAGAAGATCGAAACCTCGTCTTCACCTACGTGACGCAGATGTGTCATTCGTATGGTGTGGTTGGGGATCTTCTCTGCAAAAAGATGAAGGGAAATCCATCTGGATGGATCGGAACAACAGGTATTAACTGCCGTTCCAATGATCGCATCATACGTTGTGTGGTGCAAAAACTCTTTGAGAAACACGATCCGTCAAAGGCAATGCCGCAGTGCTTTGATGAACACTGCCGCCTCGTGACTTTTGGAGATGATTTTATCATGTCTGTAAGTGATGAAGTGGCGGAGTACATCACGCTCCCAAATCTCATTGAGGGCGTTTCGCACTTCGGCTATACCATGACACCCGAAGATAAGAGCGAGAATGTTTACAACTGGAAACAGCTGACGGAGTGCACCTTCCTCAAGTGCAACTTTGTTCTCGTTAATGGTCTCTGGAGAATGTGCCTGCAAAAGGACGTCCTCTATGAAATGACCAATTGGTGCTCAAATTGCACCGACATCCCTGAGATGACATACGACAAGTGCCTAACGGCGCTTCAATATATGGCGTTCTGGGGACGTGAGGATTTTGAAGCGTTGCGTGCTAAGATTCAGGCCGCATTCGACTTCAAAATGATTCGAAAGACGCTGCCGAGTTTCTCTGCGTTTGAAGTTTTCATCCGCGGAGCGCTCGGACAAGCGCCAAACCCCACCTCCATTACTCCGAGACTAGCTTGGACTGATGACGCTGATGCGTATGAGGGTGTGGGGCAGTTTTCCATCGTTCGTCAGAAGGAGGAAATCAAACGTTACCAGCCTACGCTGGTCCCGGGCGTTGTGCCCTGGAGAGCGTGACTGGGCAAGTTGAGAGCGCCGAGCCTGTGCCGTGAGATTATATCAATCCGGTTGGCAGGACTACAGATGGGAGATCCCCATGTCTGGTACCTACTCGCTACGCTCCTCTTGTTTAAGAACTTTGATTTTGGTCCGCCGGTAAGCTGTGTGCTTACTTACGATCAGGTTTTAGGCTCCCATTAGGAGTCAGTTCACCTGACTAAAGACCTTAC